CACGCTGGGCGACCGCAACACGCTGGGCAACCGCAACACGCTGGGCAACTTCAACACGCTGGGCGACGACAACACGCTGGGCGACCGCAACACGCTGGGCGACGGCAACACGCTGGGCGACGGACTCAGATTCGGTAAGAAGTTGACGATGTCCGGCGTGAAGATTCTGGCCGTGATGAATATGTCCAACGTGGATGGATCAGGTCGCAAGATTCTGATCATGGTACATACAGAAGGAATCAAGATTGAAGCCGGATGCTTTGCCGGTACGCTTGACGAATTCTGTGAGAAGGCACTGACGGAGAACAAGGTTCGCTATGCCAAGGTCGTTCGCGCAGCCGCCGAAGCACTGGCAGAAGACGTCAAGGAACGTGGCATCACGGGAGGATGGGAAGTATAATCGCAGTTCAACATCAAGGAGCTACCAATATGAAGACACTCAACGCATTTTGTAAACCACTGACAGCCCACGAATTCGGCAAGCCTCTGCATCACTTTAACTTGAAGATCAAAGGGCATCCGGCGACGGAACGCTACGACTTTGACGGCGTGCGCGTAACGACAGATTTCGCGATGACTAAAAAGAATGGATCAGCGTACAGCGCCGAGCTGATCAAGTTCGTCGCTGATGTTGAGGCGGACTGGGCGCGCAGGCGTGCAGCACCGCGGACACTCGGCGCTCTGTTTCTACGCTAGGAGGTGCACATGGTAACCGCGAAGAAAGTCGTGAAGAGGCCTGCCGCCAAGGCAACGCCCAAGGCAACGCCCAAGGCAACGCCCAAGGCAACGCCCAAGGCAACGCCCAAGGCAACGCCCAAGGCAACGCCCAAGGCAACGCCCAAGGCAACGCCCAAGGCAACGCCCAAGGCAACACGCGCACCGATAACGCTTCCTGCGCCACGCAGAAAGACAAAGACGGCGGAGCCGCTGCCGCCAGTACTACAGCCTCCGACGCACGCCCCGCTCTACACGGAGTGTGAGTCAAAGAGTGCTGTAGCGCCGCAGAAGCCCGCACCCGACACGCCCGAGATTGCAGTGTTCGCAAGTGCGCATCGGGAAACCTGCATTCGCATCAGCATCGGGCGGAAGAACGTGGCATACATACCGTTCGATGCGCACGGCCTCCACGTCAAGCGTTGCGGCATGGAGGCCTTCAATGAGGAGTGGTGCTTGGTCTTTGCAGGGTATAGCCCTGCGATGGCTGCGCAACGCTATCTCATGAGTTTCGCAGCACTGCACTACATTTCTGAAGAGGCACGCACCCACCTTGAAGAAATCTCTAAATCTGGGGCAATCAAATCAATTACCAAGGAGAATACCATGACCACAGCATCTAAGACCACAAAGAAAGCAACCCCGCCCGCCGTGTCTGCCAAGGGCTTTGACAAGGCCAAGGCGGCGGCAGACTACAAGGCCGCAGTCGCCAAGCCCGCCGCAGCAGGCGGCAAGGCATCGGCAGCAAAGAAGCCCGCAGCCAAGCCCGCGAAACCTGCTGCTAAGAGCACTAAGACCGCAGCTAAGAAGCCTGCTGCGAAACCTGCTGCCAAGGGTGCGAAGGCCGCTAAGAAGCCCGCAGCAGTCCGCTTCGCCGGTCGCAAGATCAAAGTTCTGAACAAGGAACACGGCGCACGGGAGGGCACCAAGCGCCAGATCGGCATGGACATCCTCATCAACAGCAAGACCACCGATGAAGCGTTCAAGAAGTTCGAAAAGTACGAAGGCATCGATGCGAGCTTCATTCGTTTCGCAGTTGACAGTGGCATCATCGCGCTGTCCGAGTAACTGCAACCACAGACGCGGCGCTACCACAGGCCGCGTCGATTTCTTGGAGGAGCTGCAATGAAGCTGTGTAGACGATGCGGGCATAGACACCCAAGCGCGTATTTCTGCGCCTTTGTAGCTGCGAATAAACGCGCAGAATTGCGCATGAAGCCATTTGACAGATTCATTCAGCAATGGCGGCGCAGTAGAGAAAGGAGTTCGTAATGCTGAAGATATTCATACCTAGCTGGCGACGCCCAGCTACAACCACAACGCCCGCCCTGCTCGATGCGTGCGGCATAGATTACAAATTGGTGATCCGCGAAACTGAATACGCGGAGTACCTCAAGAATTTCAACAAGAAGAAACTGTTGGTCATCGGCGCGGAAGACGGGCTCAACCTTGCGCGGGAATATACGCGCTCGCTGCTCAAGAAGAATGAGTGGTGCCTGCACATGGACGACAACGTGCTGGGCTTTATCCAGTGCGAAAAGAAGTTCTACCACGCGCATGACGTGGTTCCGCTTGACGATGGCGAAGACATGGTGACCCGCGCCAAGTGGCAGCCCACCATGAACCACAAAGTATCGTTCAAGGAATTCTACGACCTCGTCGTATCTGACACCGTCTTCAAATGTGTGCAGCGCGGCGCGTATCTGGCCGGATTCAGCGCCCACGACAACCCAGCGTTCCGCTATCGTAAGTTCACGGATGTGGGCTACGTGTGCGGCAAGACGATGCTGATGTGCAACCAAGGACTTCCGTGGGTACAGTCCTACGAGTCGTCAGGCGAGGACTACGCGCTCACCGCCGCGCACCTGTACGAGAACGGCAGGGTGCTCATCAACAAGTGGGGACATCCCATGCGGAAGCACTACATGGCGGGAGGGTGCGGCCCGTACGATGAACGGCTATCAGCCATGATGCGCGCACAGCAAGACCTCTGCCTGCGCTACGGCGACCTCTTTGCAATCAAGAACGAAGGCAAGGAGGACAAGCGTCAAGGCGAGCTGCGACTGCGCTTCAACAGCTTGGAGCAGGTTGCCAAGTGGCGCGCAGACCTACCCCACGATCCGAATTGGAGGATGAAATGACAAGGCTGTTCAACACAATCAGCATAGAAATCGCCAGCTTGTGCAACCGAAAGTGCGACTGGTGCCCTGTTGCGTACAACGACCGCCCTGACGAACGCATGGAGGGTGCGGTACTGGAGCGCATACTCGCGGATCTCAAGGCGCTGAACTACAACGGTCGCGTGGAGTTGTATCTGTACAATGAACCGACTCGCGAGCTGACGTACCTGATCAACGTGATCACGCGAGTTCGGTACATGCTGCCGCGCGCCTGCATCATGATTGCCACGAACGGAGACTACTTGCGCGGCGTAGGGAACATTCTTCAGCTCTATGCGGCGGGGCTTAATCAGCTACTCATCAACTGCTACACCAAGGGACTGATGGAACGGCGTAAGAAGTGGGTTGAAGGCTTACCGGACGGCATTACGCAGGACGCCGGTGTGTACGCCAATACAGGGCCGCACAAGCGCATCGTGGATATCATGGACAAGAGCAACCCCGCCAGCTTTGGGAAGGGTGTGTTCTCACTAGTGAACCGAGCAGGTAATATCCCGAACTTCAAACCGGCGCTGAAGAAGCCCGTAGAACGTATGTGCGTCAAGCCGTTCCGCATTCTCAACATCAACTGGCGCGGCGATGCGCTGATCTGTTGTCAGGACTATCACGGCAAGGTGAATATCGGAAACGTATTGTCGCTCGGCGTGGAAGGTTTGTGGAACCATGCAGTATTCAAAGAGTACCGCCACAAGCTGTACGCCAAGAATCGCAGCCTACCGCTCTGTCGCGAATGTGATTGCCATGCGGGGGCGTACCCGCACAACGTACCTGTTCCGGACTAGGAGATACTATGAACAAAGAAAACTTCAAGAAGATGCTGTACTGGATGGAAGAACGGCAGCGAATTTATCTGCGAAAAGAAGCGGGAGAACCAAAGCCATGGACAAAAGACCCCATCCTCCGCGATAACAAGTTCTGCAATGTTTACAGGGAGCAGGACAAGACTACTGTCTGGATCAAGGAAAACTGGCGCGATCCATATGCAGATCACGAAGATCTATGGTTTGCGATGCTGGTAGCGCGGCTGATCAACAAGCCGGACTCGTTGCAAGAGCTGGGTGTGCCGCTGCCGTGGAGCGCCAAGCGGTTCACGCAGGTGATACACAAGCGCACGCAGCGCGGAGACACGGTGTTCAGCGGTGCGTACATAGTCAGCACGAACGGCATCGCAATGGATAAGGTGGACTACCTTGCGGAGCGGGTACTGACGCCTATCTGGAATGCGCGTAAGCAGGTTCGCCCAGTGGCTGTGGACACACTGGACGCCTTCCACAAGCGCCTCATTCAATTCAACGGAGTAGGGTCGTTCATCGGCGCGCAGGTCGTGGCGGATATGAAGTACACGCCGATACTGTGCAACGCCGATGACTGGTACGCATTCGCTGCCAGCGGGCCGGGAAGCCGCCGTGGACTGAATCGTGTACTGGGCAGACCGCCCGCTGCTGCGTGGTCTGAAGAGGGCTGGCGGAACGCACTGCGCGAACTGTGGGTGGCGCTCGGCGATGACAAGCGATACGCCAAGCTGCGCGCAGAAGGTGTATTTCCGCAGCCTGTTCACTGCCAAGATCTGCAGAATGTATGTTGTGAATTCGACAAGATGATGCGGATCAGTAACGGTGAGGGGCGTATGAAGGCAACTTACAAAGGAGGCGCGTGATGGTACGAACAATCACAGTAAACAATGTCAATGAGGCGTTGAGCGAGGCGCTCTGGCACCTCAAGACGGAGGGCGTGGTCACGGACTCACGGAACGGCGCGGTACTGGCTGCGCCGGACCCCGTGATCACAACGTACACGCAGCCCACGCAGCGAGTGATGCTGTCTGCGCTGCGCGATGCAAACCCGTTCTTCCACCACATGGAGGCGATATGGATGCTGGCCGGTGCGAACGACGTGGCATTCCCCAGCACGTACGCCAAGCAGATCGCGGCATATAGCGACGATGGCGAAACGCTGAATGGCGCGTATGGTCATCGCTGGCGGACGCATTTCGGCGGTGATCAACTGGTGTGGCTGATCAACCTGCTACGTAGTGATCCACACACGCGGCGCGCAGTGCTTGGCATGTGGGACGCCAGCAGCGACCTCGCCAAGACACAAAGTAGCAAGGATGTTCCCTGCAATACGCACGCCTACTTCAGCACGACGCGCGGAGCACTTGATATGACGGTGTGCTGTCGCAGTAACGACGCCGTCTGGGGCGCGTATGGCGCGAACGCGGTTCACTTTTCTATGCTATTGCAGTTCATCGCGGAGGCCGCTGGGCTGCCTGTGGGTCACTATCATCAACTGAGCAATAATCTGCACATCTACCTTGACCGACCAGACGTTGACCGGTTGATCTTCCGCAGCACCGACAGGATTGATGTGAAGTACCAGCCAGACACGCGATATCAATACTGGTACATGCAGGCCATCAAGCCGCTGATACTTCCCGCTGAACACTATACGGAATTCCTGCGCGATGCCGAGGAGTTCGTCAGCGACCCAACCGGCGATACGCAGTTCCGCACATGCTACTTCAACGAAGTGGTCGCTCCTATGCAGGTCGCGCACATGGCGTATCGTGAGCGTGACTTTGAAGCCGCGCTGATAGCGTGCGTAGACATCACGGACACTCCGTGGCAGACAGCGTGCAGCGAGTGGCTGGAGCGTAGGAGGAACAATGCAAAATAAATTGAACTTGATCATGCGTGGTGGGCGCGTCAAGCGGTATCACGTGATGGACACGCTTAAACAGCAGACAGTCGCGGAGCATAGCTTCGGCGTGGCATGGCTGGTGTGGTTGTTGTGCGATGGACGGCCTAGCGTGGAGCTAGTGATGGCCGCCCTCCAGCACGACCTCGCGGAACACGTGACCGGCGACCTACCCGCACCAGCCAAGCGCAGTCTCGGCATTAGCAAGCAGTTTGAAGAATATGAATCCGCCATCATGGCCGACGCACGAATGCCGCAGGTGATGCTGACGCAGGCAGAGCGGCGCACTTTGAAGTTCGCAGATACGTGCGACCTTATGCTGTACTGTTTGCGAGAAATGGAACTGGGCAACTACGGCATCCATGAGGTCTACAAACGTGGTCGTCAGTACATCTGCGAACTCGGCGAACGTAGCACCAAGGAGTCTGAACTTTATAACTACATTCAAGGAGTGGAACGTGAGCTCGTCAGCAAACACTAGACAGGTCGGCGGTAAACACTACAGCAGCCAGTATCAGCACTGGGATTTCGCGCACGATGCCTTCGGTGACGGCTACTTCCAAGGTCAGATCACCAAGTACGTGTTCCGATGGAAAAAGAAGAACGGCTTGGAGGATCTAAACAAGGCCGCGCACTTCCTGCAGAAACTCATAGAGCTGCGGGATGGGCTGGGCGTGGCGGGGCTGCTTGTGCAACTGCTTGTGCAAGCGTTCTACACATTGTCAGGGCAGCGCGCGCTGGCGCGCAAACTCGTACAGCAGTTGATCAAAGCGAACGATGTAGGCATTGCTGAGTCCCTCGTGATGCAGTACGTGGCGGACGGTCGCCGCGATTCGCTGGCGCGCGCTGCGCGAATACTGGGGCATCTTATCTACAGCCTGTCCGAGGACGCCTGCGGCGCGTGCGGCGCGTCTGCGCGGTACGTTGATCAAGATGGCGGCCCGCCATGAGCCGGTCGGCGTTCGGCCCCGCGCTGCGACGTGTACTGGCGCGGGAAGGAATTACGCCAGCGGAGCTATCGCGCGCGACGGACATGGATCCCGGTAACGTCAGCACGATGTTGAGCGGGCGCGGGCGGGAGCCGTCGCTGCCTACGTTGCGCAAGATCGTCAAGGTGCTGCCAAAGAGCGTAGATATTCGGGCACTAATACTAGGGGCTGATTCATGAATTGCAGATGCGGTGGCGTCGCAGTGGTGCGCGGGCGGATCATCATTGGCAGCAAGCTGCGACGTAAACTTGAGTGTCGAACATGCGGTAGACGCTGGTACAGTTATACACGGATTATCAACCACGCAGACAGGGTGTCTGCATTAACAAGGAGAACTGAAATGGAAATAAAAGTAACTCGCGGGGAGCTTCTGCAGTCACAGGCGGCTCTCGGCAATCTGGGACGCGTGAGTCTGCCAGTGCAGAAGGATGGCTACTGGCTTGTCAAGACCCTCGCTAAGATCAATGCGGCGGTGAAGCGTGAACTGAAGGCAGCGCAGAAGGAGAGCAATCGCCTGCTCGAAGAGCTCGGCGAGGACGTGCTTGACAAGGACGGCAATAGAACCGGACAGCGAGGCATCGCGCAGACCAATGTGGAATCTATGAATCTGTACTCCGATGCGATGGAGCAGTTCAATTCGGAGTTCGTCGCGCTGCCGGAAGTCAGCAAGGTGAAGCTGTCTGTATTGGAAGAGGGCAGCGTATCTATGACGCTGGCTGATCAGGCCTCGCTTCTGTGGCTGTTTCAGGAGTAGCACCTAGCAGGTGCCGCCTCTGATGGACTGGTGGCGGCACCGCACACTAACGGGATCTGTTATGGAAAACACAGAATACAAAGCACTATCAGCATTCGAGCAGATTGATCTACAAAAGCAAAACGCAAACTTACAACATCAATTCGACAGACGCACCCTGATGCTGTACGTTTCGAGCATCATCGTATTCGTTATCGGATGCTTGCTAGGCTCAATCGGAAATCAAGTAACCAAAGATTCGGCGAATGAATGGTTCCAGGCTCAAGACAAGTCAGCACAAATCGACTTCATGATTGCCAGCTTGGATAATGAGCATAAGCGGGCCATTGCTGAACACTTCTGTTCGCTTAACCCGACTGCTCGTGATATTTGCGCCAATGCGAAATTGATAAGGCCGGTGAAATGATTATCCTTGCGCAGCCTTTGTTATTGTTGCTTGGCCTATTGGTTGCTTTTATTGCTATGGAGATATTGAAATGAAATTCTTAAAGAATGCTGGTGGATGGGCTTTTGGATTGATTACTTTCGCAGCTTGCACTACATGCACAACTCTGGGCCATTATGCAGAAACGTGGGCGATTGGTTACTTTGTTGGACTTGCGTTTGCTGCTTTTGGTGGAATAGCTGTAGCGCTGACCATGATTGGAGATTGATTATGACCGCACAGAACGAAGAGAAGATGGTGACAGCATTTGAATTGCGCCATGCTGACGCTAAGTTTATCTCAGTAACACTCGTAGAAGAATTCAATGCTGGATACAAAGCCGCCATCGCCCAAGGAGAGCAAGAGCGCAAGTTCTTACTCGAAACAGTCGAATCATTGCAATTTCAGCTTGGAGACAAAATTATGAAATTCGAATTTCAACTCTCCGAATCCCAAAAGCGCGAGGCAGCACTTCAAGCAGAGATGGATGAGCTGAAAAGGAAGTTGGCGGAGCAGCAGGCTACAATGTATGCAGTTCTAGTACAAGAACTCGCAGATAAGCACGGCAAGGAAGAACTCACCAATCTCTTAGTAGCAGAGCGCAACAATGCTTATTCCAAACTGGAATTTATACGCCATCTGAAAGGGCCGATTATTGGCGGAATTGCTATTGGATATAGCAACGACGAAGGCGGGTTTACTATCGTCAAAGAATGTCCTGCGTCACTTGTTCAGGAGCATGAAGCAGAGGCTAGAGCAGCAGAGCGCAACAAGGTACTGGCTGAAATGAGCCATATGGAGCCGGTTGGTTATGTTCGTTCCTACGGCGTGGAGTGCTTGCAAGGGACGCTTATGAATCAAACAACAGGGAGAATCCCCCTTCCGTCTAGCACTACGATTGACCCGTATCCGGTAACAGACGATGATATTCCGCTGTATGTTATTCCAGAATCTCCACAACCAGCAGCGCAGAGTGAAGGGGAATAGAGTGAGACAGCCTGAAATTTATACAGCCAACACACTGCGCCAATGGGATGAAGCAGTACCGAAAGAGCGCAATGGTAACTACTACATTCCAGCGCGGCCTGTAGGTCATAATTTGTATCCAGTGCTGCACAGATTGAAAGTTGCGTGGCAAGTATTCATAGGTAAATACGATGCTGTTAATTGGGAGAACCAAAATGACTGACATACTGGATAGGCTCAATACATTCGATCATGGCTACGCAGCAGCGGAGGCAAAATTCGAATCCGAGAACGCCGAACTGAAACAGAAGCTGGCAGCTTTTGCTGCCACTAAAAAATCCTTGTGGCACACGGTTGATAAAGCCAATGAACAAATAACCGAAGATGAAGCAACCATCGAATCCCTCAACCTGCGAGTGTCGCGGCTGGTGGATGCGGCGCAAAATTATCTTGACCACAGTATGCCCACGAGACTCACTCATGAACATTGTGGTTCACAGTCTGGTCTTAAAGACGCACTCTCCTCCGAATCCGACTCCCAATGGCTGCGTGAGAAGCAGGCGGATGTGATTGAAATGGCAAAACAGCAATTTAGAGAATATGAAAAGGAGTTCAGAACTGATGAGTTATTCATATCGTCAGTGATCGACGAACTGGAAGAACTGCAAACCGAACTCCGCAACCCATCACCAGCAGAGGAAAGTTGAAATGGCGCGCAATAAAAACATCAACAAGATAATTGGGGATGGCTTCGTTGAATTGCAGAAAGAGGTTATCGCACTTCGTACCGAGCGCGATGCTCTACAGGCTTGGAAGGATGAGGCGGAGAAGCAGGAGCCGGTTGCTGCGGTTAGGATATGGGACGAATTTAGCATCAACACATTCGAATTTGAACAATATGCTGGATTTCGTAATCTTCCAGTTGGGGAATATAAACTCTACCTTAATCCAGCACCAGCAAAGGAAGGATATGTGCTTGCCGGTTACTTCATGCTGCACAACGGCATCCCGACAAAAATTGCCGATGAGTATGTCGGTAAAGGGCTGGATGATGGAGTGGATGAATTCCCGCTTTATCGCAAGGAGAAGTAAAATGGACAAAGAAACGCTTTATACGCTCGGCAAATCTTACCAATGGTTTGATGGGAATCGCAAAGAATCATGCGAAGGATGGACATTCAATACAGAAACTCAACTTCTCTCATTCGCCCAATCCTGCTGTGATTGGCAGAAAGAGAAGGATGCGCAGATTTGCGACTATATAGCTGCCAGTCATCTTGAATTCGTTGGTGACGCCGCGGACTGTGCAGACGCAATCCGAAACGCGAAGGAAATACCTCGGCGCGCCATCTAGAACTGATACTCAACGTGCAGCCCAGCATATCCGTCGCCGTCCGTGAACAGCTCAATGCTGCCGCCTACGTGCAGCGCCTTCATCTGCACAAAGTTACCGCCTACGGCAAGCTGCCCCACATTCCCGATCTTGGTTTTTACGCCGTACCCCATGCGTACGTAGTACCGGCGCTCGGCCGCCAGCCACGGCAGAGGGTCATTACGCACTGACACAGACACATCGCCACTCTTATCGTCATAGACCGCCACGGCTGTGAACGGCTGGCTCGTGATGGGAAACTGCGCCGTCTCAACAACGTGCTTGCTGGGATCGTCCTGGACGGTCTGCGGTAGACCCAATTTTCGCTTGGCGGCGGGCGGAAGCGCCTTGACCGGAGCGCCAGATATCGGAGCCTTCGCCATTCCGGCAACTGCTTTGTCATCTTTGGTTTCGGTATAAATGCCGACCGGCGCAGACCGTAGATAGTTCCAGACTATCACCAGCAGCGCCAGGCCAGCGAGCAAGACTGTGTATGGTTTCCAGCTGGTCACAGTTTAGTCTCCTCGACAGGCTTCGCAGACGCTGTGGCGTTCACGCCGCTATCCAACATGTAGCCGCCAGCAAGTGCAGCACCGATGCCGAAAAAGCAGATGGACGGCATGGTGTGCGTAGTAACTGCCAGATTCCACAGCAACACAGGGTCAATCCAGTCAGACACCCCAGTACCGGCAGCCATCGCCGCGACTGCAAAGATTGAGCCTCCCGATTTGACTGACGCAGCCGGATTGTCGGTGAATATGTATTCCAGCAGCGTCGAACTTGTGCGTCCGCTGTGCCGCAACTTGATCCAGTGAATCGCCGCGCCAATCAGCATGAGCACCAGCACGAAGGCGAATGCGTTGAGATTGATGCTATCGCCCATCGGGGCGACGACTGTGCTTGCTTGTTCCATGACTGCCTCCTAACAATTGTATTGGTCTTGTTCCGGCAGGCGCGGTGCCATCGCCGGAGACATCGATGGGATGTAGAACCGGCGTTTGGACAGCGGCGGCACGCGCTGGACATGAACCCAATGCAGCCAGCTTCCGTCCGATTGCTCTTTTGACGTCCACTCGAAGCGTTCAACCCACAGACCTAGCTCCGCCAGCCTGCCTTGATTCTTGCAGCACCAGCGAGCGAGATCGCGGTTCGGCGTGTCCCGCACGTCGCAGGCTTCCGCCGTTATGTGGCGCGAGTGCTCGGCGGCGTTGCTGGTGGCGCAGTTAACCTGAGCAGGCCGCCAGCCGCTGGCGCAGTCAGTAAGAATGATCCCCGTGTCTGCCGCAAACATGCCGAGCAGCTTGTCCACGACGAACACCGTCACTTCTCCGTTGCTCTTGATCTTCTGCGTAAACTCATCAGGATAGATTGTGTCTCGACCCATCCAATACTGCGGCATAAAAATCATTTCAATCCTCCATAGTGAAGCAGCGCCCAGATGGCACCGACGGCGGCCACAAATCCGGCCAGCCACTTGGTAACGCGCCCTATCAGCTGGACTCCCTTCACGAAGCCCTTGGCGTTGTTCCACGCTGACATTATCTCTAGTTGAACCTCGTTCTGCGCGCGAATCGCCCTCAGCTCTTCCATCAGTTGCGACTGCAGTGCGTTCAGCGCTGCCTCATGCAGCAGCAGATCCTGCTCGCGCAGCTCTTCCAGGCGCTTAAGTCTGGTAGTCAGCTCGCCAACGGCTCTGTGGTCATCAGCACGCCGCTTCTCTGTTCTGCGTTCTTCGTCCATGGTGTGCGCACTCAGAATACACGAACACGAACTTCACCGCGAGCGCCAGCGGCTCCGCTTCCGCCGCCGCCTGCCGGAGCCACGCCAGTTCCGCCAGTAGCTCCTCCCGCCCCGCCCCAGTAGCCTATCCCACCACTAGGAGCGCCATCAGCCGATCCGCCGCCACCACCAAACCAACTTCCTCCGGCGTACCCACTGCCAGTCTGCCCACCGCAGCCTCCACCGTACATAGAAGCTCTGCCCTGCGGAACGCTTCCATTAGTCGAACCACCGGCTTCATTGATCGCAAATCCGTTCGCAGATGCAACCACTCCTGACGCACCTGCGACACACCCGTAGCCTCCCGCGCCGCCAGTACCGCCACCGCCGCCACCCCCCGAGCCCGACTTACCGCCTGCTCCGCCGTATGCTGTAACAATTCCAGCGAACGTCGAATTGCCGCCATTCGTCCCAGGATTTCCGGCGGGGCCGCCAAGACCTACAATCACTGATTCTGTCGCATTCAATTGCGAAGCATATACGATGATGGATGAGTAACCGCCCCCACCCCCGCCGTCCTGTGAGACTACGCTACCACCACCGCCGCCTGCCCATGCTTGTATCTGTACTAAAGCGCTAGGCGCGAGGCCTGCGGGCTTGATCCAAGTGCCACTTACCGTGAATGCTTGATAGTCATTCGTTCTATCTACGTAAGCTGTAGTCGCGACTTTTGTGCTGCTATCGTTCGCAGGTTGCGTTGTAGCTGTAGCGCCCGCCGACAAAGAATTCGCAACCGCAGCATCACCTGTGATGCTGATACCCCAAGTCCCCGATGCACCGGTTCCAGTCAGCGGAGCGTACACTGTGCTGTTGACATGCGACCAACCAGCGCCGCCAGTGTCTGGATTTGCTACATTGTTGTCTGCCGTGCTCACCCACAGCAATCCGGTCGTGATAGCCGATTGTACGATAGCGCCCTTGGGATAGCCGCCAATGTTGGTTTGGTACGTGCCGTCGTAGTACACAGGTCCACCAGCGGCCCACCAGCGCGCATGAGCAGACACGTCGCGCAAGATACCGTTCATGTCCTGTCCGAACGGCGGAACACCTCCCGCGTTGATCGGTGTGAAGTTCAACGGTGGAAAACCGTCCGTGTATGATGCTGCGCCATTCTGAATGCCGATCTGCGATGCAATCGGAACAGTTCGTACGTACGCGCCCCCTGCGCTATTGGCGAATGGGATCTGTATTTTTGTTGGAGCAGCTGAGTCAGTCAGGCTATACGCGGGGGACATGAGCACCAGTGTCGCGGCCAGAAACCAATTGATTGTTTGTCTAAACATGCTATTCTCCTATCACGCGAAGCTATATAGTGGAAACACACCGGTCGGCTTTGGCAGCACTCCGGATCCTTGAATCACAGCCTTCTCTACGGGTGTCGTCACGAAGTTGAATACATAGGTCAGCGTCATATCGTTATTATCCTGCACATGGCAGTCTCCGCGCCCAGGAAACAGGTTCAGCATGAGTTGGTTGATGCTGGTGATGGAGCAGTCGGTTATGTTTGCAAGAGCTTTCGCGAAGATAAGCAGTCTGAACGCATCAGCCGAGAGCGTGTTGTTTGCGGTCACAGAACCTCCGCTGAAGAATGCTCCTTGCCCAAACCCTACCGAGCTGAGCGTGCCAGCTTCTTCAAACCCGAAGTCCAGTCCTGCCACGGTGGGAACTACCCGCGTGACTCCCACGATGCGCCCCCAGATGTCGAGTCCTGCATCCTGCGCCGTATCCACGTTCCAAAGTAGATCGTAGAACGCATCCATGTTTGCGGTCGGGTCAATGTACTGCGCGAAATCCTGGATTAGCTGAAGCAGTATGGGGCTGTTCGCGTACTGGCTGATCACCGTCGTGTTGAAGTCGAACGGAACAGGTGTGCCGATGGCGCTCTGTCCGATGACGAACTGTCCTATTGAAGTTGGAGTGGTCATGCCGATGCCTTTAGTATGCGGTACACTTTACCAAGACTACATCTCCAGCAGTCCACGCTGTTGCCGCCCCCGTTGTTCTTGAATAGTTGCCAAGCGTGACGGAAGTTGCCGATGTTGTGTTCTCCGCTGTAACGAAAGCTGCTGCGTTAGAAATATCGGCTGCATCACACACCCATCCGGCGGTCGCGGAAGGCATAGTGATGACGCCCGTGTTCGCAGTTCCTCCACTGCCTATGATGATATAGAATGCCGCCGTATTATTGGCCGTGATCGATGGATTAGTTCCGAACCCGCTTGCTATCGTCGGCGCAGTTCCGGAAATAATAACATGCGATGTTCCGTCTAGAAGGGCGGGAACTACCACAGCGCCCTTCAGATATGTTGCTGTAGTGCTGGCGTTACCGAGCACAACTTGATTGCTTGCCGTGGTGATGGCGTTCTGGCCTATGGCAATAGAGTTCGATACGTTGGCATTGCTTCCGCTCTGCATTCCTATGAAGATGTTATTGGAGCCAGTAGTGGGCGGCGTCGTTCCTGCTGTACCAGCCTGATATCCTAGGCTGACATTCCCGCTTCCCGTCGTGACCGCGTACATCGACTGCATGCCTATCGCGGTATTGTTCGATCCTGCGGTTATGGCAAAGCCTGCCTGATCACCGACGCCGACATTGTTATTCGCGCCGGTGGTCATGACATTAAGTGCAGAAACTCCGACTGCCACATTGTCATTGATATTCCCGCTGGCAGCCTCCATTGCGCTGACTCCGAGAGCGGTATTAAACGTGCCTGTCGTTATATTCGCGCCCGCGCTACTGCCGAACGCAGAATTGTTATTTCCAGATGTCAGATTAGTCAGCGCGCTGTCGCCGAACGCAGAATTTTCGCGACCTGACGTATCCGCCTTGAGCGCGAGCGCACCGAATGCGGTCTCGTCAATGCCAACAGAAGATCCCGCTGCAAACAGGGCGTGATACCCAAATGCCGTCACATCAGTCGCTACTATACCGGAAGGTATTCCTGTTCCAAACAACGTCTGCTTGAGCGCGTCGTTCACTCGCACGAACAAACTGCCACTGCGATTAATGTCTCCGGAGAAGTCAAGTGTGGTTGCGCTAACGGCAGCAGGAGCTGATGCTCCGATGGCTGGAGGGCTTGCTAAGTACGTAGAAAAACCGGAGCCGCTCACAGTGGAGGATGCTGAGAGCGTTGTAGCGGCGACAGGACCTGAGATGCTCAACGCCGTCGTAGCTGTATCTGCGTTACCAGACAACGCACCTGTGAATGTAGTGGCCGTGACCGTGGTGAAATTACCAGCAGCGGGCGCTGATGCACCTATCGCTGGAGGGCTTGCTAAGTACGTAGAAAAGCCGGAGCCGCTTACCGTTGACGAGGCGGAGAGCGTTGTGGCGTCAACAGGCCCAGATACAGAGGATGCCAGCGTTGCCGTTGCTGCATTCCCCGACACAGCGCCTATGAATGTCGTAGCAGTGGCCGTAGTAAAATTTCCGGTAGAAGGCGCTGACGCCCCTATCGCCGGAGGACTCGCAAGATATGCGGCGAATCCAGCGCCACTCACTGTTGACGAGGCGGACAAGGTGGTGGCCGCGACAGGGCCGGAGACGCCTGATGAAGTACACGTGAACACGTTTGCTATAGACGTGCAGTCACCGGAAATCAGCGCATTGAGTTGGTTTCCGAGCCCATCCCAGTATGGAACCGAGTTGACAGCTCCAGGCGTGTAGTCCAGCTTCGCCGCAAAGTATGAGTTCCACTGCGCAGCGGTCGGAACTTGCCCGTAATACAGACCAGGACTGGAGCCTCCCGCTAGCGCGGTGACCGAACCGATCGCGACGCTTATCGCCAATACCAAGAATTGAATAATCTTTTTCATGCTGTTCTCTCCTAAACCAAAGTCACTGCGATGTTGGCTATGTCAGTCGCCGGAATTTCATCGATCGGAACCACAACTTGATCAAGATTTGCCGTTGTCGTGCCTATCTTGATGGACACGATCTGCACCCACGAACCGAGCACCGCGACTGTCGAATAGTACCTGCTCGCAAATAATACGGAGCCAATTCTTGCACGCGGCCCTCCATCACCACCGGCGAATGCGCTGATGATGGCACTCTGTATCTGCGTTGCCGCATCCGCCGGTACGCTGGCGCTGTTAGCAATGCTGATCGCGAATTTAATAGTCAGCGGCGTCGGGCGTTGGAACTTCACACTGTATGTAGGGAAGTTCGGACTGAACAATGGATTCGTATCAGTCACAGATACTGTCGTCGTTCCGTTGTACGCACATCCGGGCATCTTCTTTCTCAGAATTGCCGTGGCAACATCCACGTCAGCACCGCCCTGCGCGCACAAGTAGATAGAGTTCGCTGCAATGGTCACCCCAGTAATGACGGTCGGTGCGCTAGTATTATTTTCTGTGATGTACGCGTCAGACACGCCAGATACGTCAAGCACGCTGCCGAGGACCGACGCCAGCATGCCCTGTGAGTTCGCGGCGACAGATTGCTGTCGGCGTGTTTCGAACGCCGATCGGCTTTCAACGTCCTGTCCTAGAACGCCGTCAGCAGCATTCGTGATGCTGTCCCAGCCAGGAACTGCGCGGTAGATTTGATTCAGAGTGCCCGCAGGACAGGCGATAGGCCCGGCAATTGCGCACGCAAATGTTGCAGCGATGCTTCCGCCAATTGGAATCGTAACATCGGCCGTGTTCAGATAGACACTGCCATCCGCAGCGACGGCCTGCGCGTTGGCCGGTACGACTGTTCCGACGGCTCCAACCAATGTCACGGAGACTGTCGTGGGAAGCGCGGGCAGACGCGTCATAAAGTAGATGCGGCCTATACCGTCCTGCATGCGCCCAGTTGAATATGCGGGGTCCATCTGTGACAACATGCTCACGAACTGCGCATTGGCTGCTGCGACGATGGCTGTCTCGCTCGTGGCTAACTGGCCTTGCGGCGTCTCCAGCGATGGATTCAGGTTGCCGCCGAATGCAACGTTCATGTCCTGCTGCACGCCAGCCAGTATTGCGGCTTCCGTCGGAATGACGAGACCTGCGGATGTTATCTGCAGCGGTGGAACATTCGTTGTCATCGTGTTTGTCCTAGAAAGTTACGTTCTGCGCCTGCCCAGTTGCGTCGATTACTTTGAGGTTGCCGGACGCGACGCGATCTGTGTACGAGATATCGGTACACTGCGCCGCCACCACTTCCGGAACCGTGAGCGCGGCAGCTTCTAGCTGTGCGGCAAGGAACAGCGGTGATTGTCCTGCACCAAGTATGCTCTGGAAGTATGGCAAGCCCTTTGACTGATCGTAGTACAGCTCGCCAAGAAACAACTTGGCCGCGCTCGCCACATCTTGCGCGATAGCGTATGGTCTGTTCGCAAGCGCTATGTTTCCGTGGGCATCCAGCAGCAAGTCCCAGCTCACAGGCTCTAGAAGTATGGTGTCCATGTCATTCAGCCTTTAAGACTGTGGTGGCCACGGTGGCCGCCGGTGTCGTTGTAGGCGAGCCTGTCACGCCGCCCTGCGGATCTGTGTGTACGTGGGAAGTAAGCCACGTCAGCAGCGTAGAATTCAGCAATGTCTGTAACGCAGAGCCCGTATTCTGAAGATTGATGTGCGGACTGCTGATATTCACGTTGCCGGTCGCCGTGATATTGATATCGTTGCCGCTGAACTGCACATAGTTGGTCGGCGTGCCGTTCAGCACACCGCCAAGGTATATCCCATCAGACATGCTGAACCGCCGTGCCGATCCTGGACTGGCCTGCTTCTTCGTATTTTTGACAACAGAAATATCCTTGTCCGCGAATACCGCGAAGCCGATGTCCCCTACTACTGGATCTAGAATCACAGCATTTGCGCCGCCCTGTATCCGCGCGTACGGAATATTGTAGAGCACTCCATGTGGAACCGCGTTGCCGAATCCGTCTTGCTGACTCACCAGTGGTTGAACATCGACGAATCCTACAGCAGCAACTCCATCAGAATTTGTCACGCTTTCTACCCGAACCAACGCCGCGACATTCAGCTCCCCCAGTATCTGCCGAATGAGGAACGAGAGCGCGTTGAATTCGGTAACTCCAGACTCGGGATCCTGCAGACTTTTGAATGCTTGCTCGTTCATATATTTTGCGGGTAGCAGTCGATAGTCGTGAACCACGGGCCTCCAGGAGCTTCGCTGGAAAGATTGTGGATGTAGTTGAATACGTTGAATGCACCCTGTCCCAGAGAACTCTTTAACTGGATCTCACCACCTAGTACAATGTGCGGCGTGAACAGTGACTTCACGGTCAAACCTTGGCTTGACATGGCTGGATAGCCCACCATACCGGTCTCGGGTGCGATCAGCGGTATTTCAGAACCAGTCACCGCCGCGCCCTTGGGCCATATTGTCAGCTTGCCAAATTCTATCTTGTAATTGATCTGCGCGGCACGCGCGCATGCCTTCAATTGCTGCCACGCCGTTCCAGGAAAGTACGGATTAGAGAGTTGGACAGAAACGCCGCTGTTCACGAAACCTAAGCCCGCGCTCTCCGCGATGGTCTTCATGATATCTGAGGCGTCTGCACTGCCAGGATAGCTCAGAGCATTTACAGGCTTCACTGCAAGTCCCATGCCGACGTATGCAATCACATTGAACGGAACTTCTGGTGCCCCACTGTAGTCTGCCCATGCAGAAAATATAGTTCCCTGAAACACCACCGTCATTCCACTATCGTCACCCGCAGAGAGCAGAACTTCGTTCTTTTCCTTCACCTGTCCGAATGGTCCTATGACTGTCATCTGGTTCATCATAGACTGCGTAAGACCGAAGACGCGCAGATGCAGCGCGCCCATGCTCTCGCCGCATGGCGCTGAAATGTCTGCGAACATGCGTAGATCGGAAAGCGTGACCGTGCTACCAACTTGCGCGCCGAATGTTCCGGTTCCGAGCGTGATGGTCAGTTCAAGTTTTTTCTTGCTGAATGAGTCAGTCACAGATCACTCGCTTCCAAATACGCAAGCTGATATCGCGCACCGAGACCGTCGTACGTCGGATCACTAGACCCCTGTGTATCCGTGAAAATGAAGTCGCCAACGAACCCAGTGTACGCCGCGCGCACGATCTTGTTGTTATTCAGACACGGCACGCCCAGCGCAATGACCGTCCCGTTCAACAGCACATCCATGCGCAGCATTCCATCAGGCATCGTATAGACGCTGATCTGGCATGGCTGTCCCGCGAGCGTGATACTGACTTGCTGCGCTGGAACAGCATTAAGCGGAATTCCCTGCATTATAGAATGCCTCCGGACACGGTGGGCGCGGCGGACGGGTACGTCTGCCCGTTGTTTATCGATGCCTGCGCTGATGGAACAGTCTCTGTCGGGCTTATCCCTCCTGGCTGAGAGAATGCAGCCGATGCTTGTCGGATTTCGGTGAAGTGCATAATCGCGACAATGATTCCTGCGCCATTGAACGAAGAACGGCGAATATCGCATTTGTCGATGTTCGCGCGTGGATATGAACGATTCGGCGTCACTATCGTGAACAGATCCAGCGATGCCTCAAGAGACTCAAGTGTCGCGAGAAAATCCGTCATCGCCTTCTTGCTTCCGCCCTTTGACATTCCGACGGCATACGAGCGCGGATTCTGCACCTTGTTGTACGACGCGAAGGCACCGAGTTCCTGCGGATACGTCGGCATGTTGGAGCTATTGGTGTAGTCCAGATCGAGAAAACTGTCCGGCGTGATCGCCTGCGCGCCAGCGGCTGTGAACACTCCCCACTTCGGGGCCATCAGATCCAGCAGATTGCTGATGCCTGGAGACGCGAGCAACACAGCCGCCGGAAGATTATTGCTCAGCAGCGATGGCACGCCAGGAAGATTAGGAAATCCCATCACGTCACCTCATTCCGGTGTTCGCCTGCGGAACGAAACCATAGCGCGTCAGCGCACCGCCGATGGACTTGGCAATGCCCGCTGCGTCGGTGGCTTGCGTCTGCACGATCACCTGCCCAACCTTGACGTCTGTCCTTGAGTTGCTCGTGTTGGTGCTCTGCGCCACGCTGCCCGCGCCTACGCCAAGTAAGGCCGGAAGCATCTTCATGGCGCGGAAACTGTCTGATAGCAGCTTATCAGCGCCCTTTTCAAACTCTGACTTATTTTCCTCTTTCGGAAATATAAATCCGGCGACAGACGAAGCGACTCCTGCAATTTCTTTGACGATGCCGAGCAGCATCCGCGCATCATCGATCAAACCCTTCCAGTCCATGTTCTTGACAAACTCACCGAACGCCTCCGCCATCGCAAGTATCTTGGGAACGGTCTCCTCAATCCACTTCGCGATATCCTTGCGATGTGCTGTCACGTAGTCCGCTATGTTCTGCAACCAGCTGAGAACTTGCTTGAATGCCGGTATCAGACTGACAAGGATCTTCGTTCCAGATGCTTTCATGGAATCGGTGAAATCTAACCACTGATTGCGTAGCTTCAGCGCCCCCTCAGCATCCTGCGCAGAGATGGCGGAGTTGCGGCGCTGTGCGTCCACCAGCTTCTGAATGGCAGCCGGACCCTGCTTGATCAGATTGAACTGCTCCTCGCTGATGCCCATCTGCGCAGCCATGAGCGCAGCGTTTGCGGCATTCTGCTTGTAGAGCGTGGCGATGATGCGCGAACGAGCAAGGAGATAGCTATTGCCGGTCTTCAGGTCTTCCTGCGACAACGCTTCACCTGCCATACCTGCCGCGCGGAATGTGGCCTGCATGGCCTCAGATGGGCCTTGGCCGGTGCGCAGGCGGGCGAGTTCGCGCTGCGATTCCTGGAGCTGCGCAACAGCGCCCGCAGCGGTGCCGCCCATGCGCTCAGACGCCCTCTGGTACGCCTGTATAGACTCCACAGACATGTCCAAGTTCTCGCGCAGAAACTTCAAACTGGCGGCTTGGTCGACCGTGTTCGCCACGAAGTTCTTAATGCCCACACCGCCCATGAACAGCCCCAGCAGCCCGATTGTCTCGTTGCGAACCTTACGGATAGCGTCGGCCACTGCACGCGACTGTTCGGTCGCCTGCTTGTTGTGCTTCTTCTGCTCTTCGGCGCGTTTTTTGTCGTCGTCCGACATCCGCTTGTTGGACTTCTTGCTGTCATCCTCGATCTTCTTCTGAATGCGGGCACCCTCGGCAGCGCCCTTCTTCATGCCAGAAGGGTCAAGTCCAAGCTGCACCAGTAAAGAGTCTATGATTGTCGGCATCTCAGTTCCTTGGAGGAGTACTCAGCATCACTTTTTGATTATAAGCGTCTACAGCGATTATCTCTATCAGGTCATACAGGTCTTCGGTGCTGAGTGACACGTCCAACTCGTACATTGTGGCGAGACCGCGAGATATCACAGCCCCCATAGGTCCTGACACATTGACATACTCACGCAGCCTTGGATTTTTCTCAGCGCCCGACCCGAGATCTACTTCGCGTCGGGACTTGAAAAATCCAGATGTAGCATGAGCACCTCCTTCTGGAGTTTGAAGTACGTGACCGGTTCCTCGACGTCCTCATCGAACAGTGCGCGCACGACCTCCGGCTTATTGGGGTCTGGTATCACGGTCACGCAGGTCAGCAGTTCGTCCAGGAGAGGTTCTGCGGTCTCTATGGACACGCCATTGAGCGCGCCGACGCCGATGGCAGCTATACCAGCCATGCCCATGTCCGCCACGTTATCGGGGACATCTGCGCCGCCCTTGATCATGGCGAATAGCGCTCGTGTCGCCCACCTGTGCGCAGGACGAGCAGCCATTTCTGTGATGATGAACTGCTTGCCCTTATCGCGCCCGTCCTTCGCCGTGTATGTTATCGTCTTTCGCATATCAAGCTACCGGAGCCGGGGTCACATCCTGGAACTCCAGGAGAAACTTGCGAGGCTGCAGGACTTTCTTCGCAGCAGGCATCAGGTTTCCGCGTTTCAAGTAACCTGTGGTCAGTGCATACAGTCGCCCAGTACCCTTCAACAGAATGGTGCCATTGGCTTTGTACTTCTCACGCGCAACGCTCTCAGCGGTGATCCACGCATCGAAGAAATCGTTGGACGGTGAGTCCGCTTGCAGCGTAATCTCCAGCGGCTTGATAACGGGCGTCCAGCCTGCTGAAATCTTTCCGTCCACGCCCATCATGGTCTCGGCCATGTCCACATCTTCCAGCGTGAATGCGTCATCAGCGGAGAAGCCCTGAATCTGGATGGGCGTGTTGAACAGCCCAGCGATGCCGAGCATCAGAACGCTGTTCGCGCTTGTGATAGTTGCCATGTTTCGTTCTCCTCAGTTATTGAACCAGAATGGATGCGACGCTGATTTGCTGCACAGCGCCACCGTCCATGTACCACAGCGTGACTGGCGGTGTTCCGCGCGCCTGCCGAACCTGCGCAGAAGCTGTGCCGACTTTCAGATACCAGCCGCGAGTACTCAGCACGCGGTCTATTTGCAGACCTGCGGCAGTGTTCACCTGCGCGATCTGCGATGCGGACAGGGCCACGCCAGGAACGATAGAGCCGAACGTCAGAGCTTGGTTGATCGGATCTTGCACGGCAGCACTGATCAGCGAATTGCCTGCGTCATTGTATGGAATAGACCCCATGGAAGTCAGCAGTGTCATCAGCGCAAGCTGGATCTGACTGTTCAGATACACCTGATTGAGATACTCGTCGGCAAACAGATACTGTCCTGTGATGCTGCCAGGATTCAAGAACGTGAAGTCCTGATTGGCGGTAGCCCACTGCCCAACGAAGTTGAACCCGTTGGTGCGCAGATTGCTCGCGCTGGTCTGCGACGTCACGCTGACAGGAACTCCGCTGGTGTACTTGAAGTCCATCGTGATTCGCCCGCCTGCGCGGTTGAAGTCAATGGACGCCGCGATACCGAGTACCATCGCTGCTGCGTAGCCGGTGGGGTCCAGCAGCGAATCGCAATACACAGGGATCACGCCACCGTAGTTCGCAGCAATGATTCCAGCGATGGCTGTAGTGGTGTCCGGTGCTGTGATTGCTGCGACATTCGTGTCCCAGCATACATATGCGAAGCGATTGTTCTGCTGGCTTTCCCACTGGGCGAACGCGAGAGCTTCTGCATTAGATGCTTCCCACAGCGTGCTGAACGCACCCCAGTTCAAGGTCAGCGCGGTGATTCCCGGCATGAACGTGGTCGGCGATGCAGCCGCCGCACCTTGCGAAAGCGTCGCACCTGTGGCCGTGGTCAGCTTCAGCGAGGTGGAGAATGCACCCAGCGGACCTGTCGCGGTGACTGCCGCACTGGTCATATCTGCCGGTGTCGCTGCTGCGCTGATGGTGTAAGTGCCTGCGCCGCCTGCGGTGCCTGTCAATTGATTGACGATCGTAGCGTTCAGCGTATGCGTGCCGTCGGTGCCGGTAACGGTGTCACCGACGTGGAATGTGCCTGCGACAGTACCGCCCACAGTCAGCACTGTGCCGAGCGTCGTACATGCTGAAGCGGTCGCCGCCATGCTCTCGGCCTGCGCCAGAGTAGACGATGCGCCGGTAGCGGTATCGGTCACGACAAACGCGCTCGCAGTAGTGTCCCACGACACGGAGAACGTCGGTGCCGTGAACGCAGCCTGTATCAGCGTAGCAGCATTGGAGAAGCTGGTCGCGCCGGACAGGTTGATGCTGGCGGACGTCTGGCGCACCCCGTCGGACACGACGGTCAACGTCGCGGCGGTCAACGCTTGAAGCTGCGCGAGAGTCATGGTCGCGAGCGAACCGCCGCGCAGCCATGCTGCGACCGCCGCTTCCGGATACTGCGCAAACATGAGCTGTCCTGGAATGATGGTGGCGTTGTCGCGCCCCGCGAAGTAGGTCAGTGCCCACTGGTACTCGTCAGAAGTCAGGCCAAAGAACGCGCCGACGTCCGCCGCGTTGGCGAACGTCTTTATAGAACCGATAGGCACGCGTGAGTTCTGCGTCAGCACGACGCCGTTCAGCGCGAGCGCGGTGCCTCCGGCGCTGATGACCGAAGGATTTACTTGGACAATATCACTTGCTGGGATGGTCATGGTTGCTCCTTGTTAAATTGCGACGGTGATCATGCTGGGTATGTTCGTTCTGTGTTCACGAGCGTGGCGCTCAATGATCCTGCGTACTGTTGCTGCACGGCGACCACCGGGTTCGCTTGCAGCGCAACGCTCACGACCCATCGTTCTTCGTACTGCTGTTCGCCATTGATGAACGGTATCTGCTTGGGGTCATTCACATAGAGCGGCTGCATGTCGAAGCCCTCTGCGGCGAAGAACTCCGTGGCATAACTGTCACGGAACAGCGTAGCGATCGCCTGCGCGTTCTCTGCAGAGGTCGGACCGTGTATGTCAAGCTGGATGTCTATTTGCGTGCGCTGCAACGTGCCACGATAACCCGCTTGCATGATCGTGCTGGTGGCAGTCTGCGTCGGTGTGACGTTGTAAGTTCCCGCACCGCCCGTCGTGCCGCTGATCTGCGTGCCGATAACTGTGCCTGTCGCCACACCCTGCCCGCTGATCGTCAAGCCTTGTACGATGGTGCCGCGAATCATTGACGACACAGTTAGCACAAGCCCGCTGATGCTGCCGTTGAACGCGATATCCGTGTACGCGCTCTCATTGGTGGCAAGCCGCGGACGCAACAGCGGCCACATTACGATGTGGTCGGTGTTTGACGGTTGTGACACGCGGTTCACCTGTCCCCGGATCACCTTGCAGTTCGCAACTACGAGACTCGTGACGAAGTCGCCCAGCACCTTGAAGACGTTCGCTTCAGTGATGGACACTGTCGTGGTCACAGCACACGTCCCGGCCACTCGCAGCCAGCGGGCGAGCTGATGCCTGCGTCGCAGATTGCATCACCGTTATCGAGATTGCGGCCTTTGTAGAGCGGAGCGCCTGAGGACGCTTGGGTGACTGCGGAGGGTTGCTCGTCTTTTGAATACTCAGACATCGCGGCCTTGTGCTCTTCGGACCCTGGAGAGATTCCCAGCTTTCCCAGATGGTCACCGAGCGCCTTCGCGCTCCAACCCTCACGCCGCGCCACACCCGCTTCTTTCACGGCTTTCATGTGCTTTGGCGTTGTGTACGGGCCTTCGTGTTCTGCACTGCTAGCAGAGCTGCCCGACCCCCCACCGCTCCCCGATGTGAACTGCCCGCTGTGAGGATCGTGTGCTACTGCGTCCTTCGCGGGCTTCGGTACGCCAGCCTCGCGCATAGCGATCGCGACAGCCTGCTTCTGGGGTCTCCCTGCACGCATCTCGGTTGCTATGTTCTTGCTGACAGCTTCCTTGCTTGATCCCTTTTCTAACGGCATGACACTCTCCTTATTCAAGTTCAGTGGCGATGCTGACGTAGAGTTGCTTCAGTTGTTCCTTCGGGATGCACACGCCAGCGGTTTCTTTCCCGCCACTTGTACGCACCGTCAACCAGTGTGAACCGTCCGCGCACTTGTTCAGAGCCGCGTATCCGGGAACGTGGTCGCCGTGCGCCTGTTCGGTGTATGCGAACACATTGCGCGGAGCTTCCGCCGATGCTTTCAATTTCTCTTTTGCCATATCAGTCTCCACTTTGGACATTCTGGAGGGTGACCGCCACCTTCACCCATCCCGGTTCGTTAGGATTCCCTGCGTCGTGCAGCCACGCCTCAAGCACCATCGCTACCAGCCACACGTTTCCGTTCGGCATGGTGATCAGGTCGCCGCCCTTGTTGTCTTTTCGCACCAAGCCCTCAACATCACCAAGCAGGTAGATCGCACGCTTGGTGCCTTGAAGATTCAGCCCGTCCAATTGGCGTAGATCGCTGAACGTCAGTGACTGCACCTGACCCATGATTGTGATGGGCGCTGCGTATGCTGGCGCGGGCGAGTAGTCTGCATTCTGCGTGCTGCCGATGCTGATCTCTACGCTACACGCTACCATCGGATTGACTGCCGAGACGTACCCAGAAGCGATCCCATGCAGGTTCATAGCGTCACCCTTGTATGCTGACGGAGTTGATGTGGCCGGTATTGCTGCCCGCACTGGATGTTACAAGCATCACCAGTTTCATCATGATGTGCGCGCCAGGAGTCAGTCCTGTGCCGGTGACCGTGAACGTCAGGTCACTGCCTGCCGCGACGATCTGTTGCGCGGCGCTTACGGTGAGCGCGGTCTCCACGCCGTTGATCTCGGTGTACGCTGAGAGCGTCATGGTCGTAGACACTGCAGTCAGCGTACCAGCGCCCGCGACGCTCGCGTTAACGACCACAGGAATATTGCTTCCAGCGACGTAGGTGTCTGGCAAGTTCAGTTCGAACAGTGCGGTGTCAGTGACTGCGCTGGCAGACGTGGTCTCACCGGCGATATAGAGTGACGTCGCGTCGGTGCGAGAGATGGCGGGGACGCCCGCGCCTGCGGTTGCCGTGACTGGAACGCCAGCCGCTGACTTCACGTCGGTGAGCATCATGTAACGCCGCACGCCAGCCGCGCCGACAGGAACGAACGCGGTGGATGGGCTGCCGATGATCACGCCGTTGTTCATGGTGGCCGTGGTGTAGAGCGTTCCGCCAGGAACCGCGACTGTGGACACGATCTCCTGATTGCTGCCGTTCGGCGAACGCACGGCGTAGTCTGTCATCGGCTGCAGAATGGCGAATGCTGGAGCCGCGAACAGCATGGCGGTCATGATGCTGTACCAATATTTCTTCATGTCTTGTTTCTCCTTGGTCAAGTTTCTTCAACGAATGAATCTACGCTCTTCCACATCAAGTCAGTATCGATCAGGGGCTTGTCGAACCCTTTCGCTGCGATTGTGCTCTCTGCCAGACCAGGAGTCGTGAAGTCTTGGATAGACTGCACTAGTTCTCCCTCGACCTCCTTACCCATGAGCGACAGCGATTTCACGGCGTCATAATCCTCCAACTTGAGAATGTCTCCGAGGTCTTTTCCCCAGTGCGGGCTCTCCTTCGTGATCATGCCACGGAAGAATGGGCGCGGCGGCTGGTTGTGTGACGGCACGCCGAACTCGTTCGCGGCGGCGACAGCAGCGACAGGCGTGTGGTCCTTGTCCGGATAGGTGGCGTCAGACATAAACCCCACATTCAGCACAGCTGAGTTCTTCGCCTTAACAGCGAGCAACTTGAGCGCCTCCTCTAGCTTCTTCCCGCCCTGAAGTTTCATGCTCGCCATACTGCGTCACCCCGCCGTTGGGAACATGAGTGCAGCAGGATCCTGTATGCGAACCGGACCCTGCACGTAGCGGAACATGCGGAAGCGAAGTGTGGCCTGCCAGAATGCCGCGCCGTACTTGGTCTGCTGGAACCACTGCGCCGAGCCTGGAGGATAGTTCATCTCTGCGCTGACGTTCACGCTGCCCTCTGTGGCAGAGCTGATGCGCCCAACCAACGGAGAACTCGGCGTTCCCAGCGGCGCGTTCAACGCGGCGATGTGCGCCACCAACATGTTCAGCAGCACGCTGCGCGTCGCCACATTTGTCACGGGACTGGTGTCCGTGTTGTCGCAGTAGAGCTGCGCTTCCGCGAAGAAGCCCTGCGCCTGTGTCTGCGCCACGTAGGCTGCGAGCTCTGGATAGCGCGCGGACCACGCTGCCCAGTCAAATGTGACGACGGCCATGTTGCGCTCCTTATAAAGTGCGACGAGCGCGAAGCCCGCCGCTATTACAGTCAGTCCATATCGTTACGAGTCTCAACGCCCTTGACGCCGGTGTTCTTCGGGTCGATGGGATCTAGACCGCTGCGCACTTCCTTCTCGCGTTCCTTGCCCATGTCAACTACCGAAGCGAGTTGCTTGTGGTGGAAGATCAGGCCGTTCTTGACGGCGGGGTGCTCTCTGTTGTTCTTCATCCACGCATCGAAGAACTCCTTCGGCACGCCCTCGGTGACCGCGAACCCGCCGATCATGGAGATGCGCTGGATGGCGCCTGCCTGTAGCGAGTTGGTGCCTTTGAGGGTGACGCGCTCTGTCGGCATGCCGACCTGACGCATGTCCATGTGGATGCCGTGCGGGAGCTTGCAGCCCACGGCGACGACTTCCTTGGTTGTCTTTGGTGCTACGGTGTGCGGTGCTGCGTTATGACGGTTGCCTGCGGCCATGATAAACTCCTCTGTCTGTGGCATTGCCGATATAGCGAAATGCTACTACGGATAAAAAGACCGCCCCGATGTTCTGGGGCGGAAATGCTCTGGTGCTACCTGCTTACACTCCTACAAGTTGAGCGATTGCGAACGGCTGGCGAATAACTGCGCCCCACGATCCCTGCGATTTCTTCTGCAAGAAGCTGGAGGTCTTGCGAACGATGGCATGCGCGCGCATCTTTTCGGTGAATGCGCAGAAGCCGGTTTCCTGACCGTCGACTTCCGGAGCGATGAGCTGCACCAGATTGCCCGCGCCGGTCGGATTCGCGTACTGCACTGCTGTCTCGAAGCGGATCTTCGGGAAGTTCTTCTTCAGCATGTCGTACACGTTGGTCGCGAACGTTGCGTTGGTTGCAGTCAGCGCCACGGATGTGGACGGAGACATCGCCAGCACCAGCGGACTGTCCATCTCGATCAAGCCGCCGGACTGGTTCACCAGCTCCAGGAACAGAGCCTGTACGTCGTTGTAGATTTCCTGCGACGTTGCGGTGACTTGGCCGTTGGTGATCCACGGACCGGAGGCGTTGCTGTTGAACGCCTTGGCTCCCGGAGCGATGGGCGCGGACAGATTCGGGTCATTCAACAGACCGTAGTTCTGCAGACCGGCCACGCCGAAGAAGTACGTCTGGTTCTGGAACTTGTCCAGCACCATTGCCGACGCGATGTTCAGGCGAGCGGCGTAGTCGATCTTCGCGAGGCTGTAGGTCTCTAGCTGCTTCTCGCCCCACTGAGTGATCGTCTGGTAGTGATACGCCTGACGTTGCGGGAAGTTAGCGTTCGCGCCGACAGATCCGTTCTCGCTGTAATCACCGTACGAAGATACTTCGCCGGTATTCTCGATCACGGGGAATGTCGCCGTGTGCGTGACCCAGTCACCTTTCTTCGCCTCGCCCAGGATCTGGGCTGCGCGGTTCGGAGTGACCAAGACCTTGATCAGGTCGGGGTCGATGTAGTTGGCGAGATAGGCGGGGATGCCGCTGTTGCTGACTGTGACGAGAGCGGGCTGCGCGTCCATGGCGAGCAGAGAGCCGTTCGCATCACGCTTCAGCATCTGCGGGTTATCTGCGTACGGGAACACGATGCCGCGTTCTGCCGCGAGCAGGTCAAACATTGGATCCTGATTCAGTTTCATTTTGTATCCTTTCATGTGGTTTGGTTACGGAGCCGCGTCGCAACCTACGAGGCGGTTCCGTGGTCATCAACTACCGAATGTTTCTGAATCAGCCCAACGGGACAGTAGAGATCTTCATCAACTCGCCAGGAGCAGCGACTGACATCGCATACCACTTGGTCAGCGTACCGGCAGCGACGGAGCCGCTGGTATCGCCGACGGCGGCTGCGTTGCTGATCCAGTAAGCGCCGATGCCGCCAGGAGTACCGCTGACCTGCGCCAGAACGGTTCCGGTGTGCGCGCCCGTGGTCAGCGTGTCGCCGACGTTGATGGTGCCGGTGACTGCAGTCACGTTCATGTACGCGCCGTTACCGGACGCACCAGATGCGTCAGCGACGGTCTGCGCTACGCTCAGCGGGTACGTACCCGCGCCGCCTGTGCCGGATCCGCCAGTCAGCACAGTCGCTGCTGTGACGCCGCCGCCGGAGATCACCATGCCGACCAGGATCACGCCGTTGGTCATGGACGTGACGGTCAGCCAGCTGCCGGAGCCGGTGATCGTGGTGCCCGCCGTGACGGTCTGGAAGATATTCACGCGATAGGTGCCGGTGCCGCCTGGAGTTGCGCCGGTAAGTTGCTCAACGATCGCAGTGCCCGCCGCGACGTTGGTGCCGGTCAGCGTCTGTCCCGCGTACAGACCGCCGGTGGTCACTGCGGATACAGTCAGCGTGGTGCCGCTGATGCCGCCGACGACCACGTTCGGTGCGATAGCCGACACATTCAGGTCGTTAGCGACGACGGTGATCGTGGTCAACGTGGCGTCGGAAGGAACGGAGGTTCCCGGAACGACCTTGCCATTGGCATTGATCGCATAGATGGCCTCGTTCACGGTGGACGCGGTGGTGCCGTCGTTCACTGCCCAGAAGTCACCCGAGCTGTGCAGCACAACGGGCAGACCCTGCGGAATCAGTTGAGTCGCGGCCTCCAAGAACACGGTGATCAGTCCTTGCTGCTCGCGGTGAACGAAACCTGTGGGCGCGCCGGAACCGTTGCTGTTCACAGTCAGCATGCCGTCGATTTCGCCAGACGACTGGTTCATCAAAGTGCCCGGAACTGCCCATGCAAAGCGACCGACCAGCACGCCGCCGATGGAAGATGTCAAGCCCTGCGGAACGTTGTTACCCGCGACCAGTCCGCCAGGCCCGGCGAGAACAGTGGCGCGGGGATTTGCCGATGCGAAGTCGCCCGCGACCGCTGGTGCCGGTTGCAGATTTACCTGAGTTTGAAAGTTCATTGTCTACTCCTTGTTGAAGATTGGTTGATCACAGGTGGCGAACTGCACCAGCCTGCGGGAACAGCGTGGCGAACTTGGCGGATGCTTCGGTAGTTGCGCCGCTGTCCATGCCGATACGCGCGATGCCATCGTTGGTCCGCTCTCCGGGCTTCGGCAGCATGCTGACCATCGCCTTGTAAGCGGACGGATGCACGTCCTTGAGGTCCACGCCTGCCTCGTCCAGCGCAAGCTTATACACGTCCTCGGCGCTGTCCATGCCGAGCACATTGCCAATGAACGGCTTGACGGCGGCCTTGGCTTCTGCGATAGCGTTCAAGCGAGCGATGGTCTTCTTCTCGGCATTGGCTTCGGCAGTCTTGATGGCTGCGTCCATTGCGGCTTTATCGACTGCGGCGGGCTGCTTTGGAGTCTGCAGGCTGGTTCCTGGCTTGGCAGCGACATTCAGCGGTGCGCCCTTACCGACATCTTCCTCGTCGGTAGCGCCCACGCCGCGCAGCTTGGCGAGCAGCTTCTCCAAGATGGCAACTTCGTCGCCGCTCGGATCGGTCACTTCCAGATCATCCGTGCCCATCGCGTCCAGCATCTGACTGACCTTGGCCGCGTCCTCCGGTGACAGATGCGCGGAGACCAGCGCCATGATTGCTTCCTTGGATGCGTCCTTGCTCATGCTGGTGCCTTTCTTGTCCAGGTCGTCTTCCAGGTTGACGTCAGTGTCTTTGCCGAGGTTGACGTCGGGCTTGTCGCCCAGCTCTTCGCCGTCCAGCGAGTCCAGCAGTTTGACCACGTCCTCGACAGCCGCGTCCTGCGCCATCTTGTCCTTGAAGAACTTGGTGTTCTTGTCAGACTTCAGCGCGGCGACGATGGATTGCTTGGAAGCTTTCCAGTTCGACGGACCGACGTTCAACAGCAGCGGGTTGAGATCGATCTTTGCATCCTGTGCCAGACGAGGGCTAAGAGCTGCATGGAGCACTCCCTTCGCCATCGCCGCTTTGCGCGACAGAAATTTCTTGTTGCTCATAGTTATTGCCTCCATAGAGTCTCCGACAACGACATCGCTGCCAGCCCTGCCATCTACCACCAATGCAACGTGATTGAAGCGGATGTCCCGCATCACCCCGTCATACGGCACGCCTTCGTGAGTTCCTGGCGTCATGTCTGCGCGGTAGTAGTATCCCGCAGACAATTCTTTCTGTTCGTTGGACTCGATGCCGCTGATGGCGTCCTTGTCCCATACGACCAAACTGTTGTAGAGATACGGCGCTTCAAACACTGCGTCCGTTCCCGTGCTGCCCACTGTCAGCTCCTTGCTGGGGTCTGCCGCCGAAACGGGCTTATGCTTATACAGTAGCTGAAGATTATTCGCAGTTGATACTGCCTTTTCCAGCTCCTCGGGATCGCGCAGGAGCTGGTATACCTTCTCAGGCTCCAGACCCATTTGCTCGGAGTTGGGTATCTCACGTCCGAGATACGGGCACACGTTCGCCTTGGAGATAGGCGTCTTGCTAACGTGGAGTCGCCCATCGCCATCGTACGTGCGAACGGAAGCTCGGTCAAGCGCGAGCTGATTGTTCATGGCGGTCATGTCGTCAGTCCTTTATGCCCAGCAGCTTTTCGATCTCTTCGATTACCGCGTGCTCTTTGTCGTTTACCTTCTGCCACATGCGCAGAATGCAGGCGTCCACGCGGGCGATGGAGAACTTCTTGGGTGCGTCTGCGACGGGTGCGTCTGCGACGGGTGCGTCTGCGACGGGTGCGTCTGCGACGGGTGCGTCTGCGACGGGTGCGTCTGCGACGGGTGCGTCTGCGACGGGTGCG